AAAGAAACGATTGGAAGAGAAAGCAGATCGTAAAGCAAGAAGTCGAGCACTTGCAGCTGAATACAATCGTAGACAAGAAGCAGGCGAAGACTTAACTGAATTTCATGGTAACATACATCCAGATTCAGACCTTGCACAAGAGAAACAAGGTATGCAGATTGCAATGCGTCCTAAGTTAGCAGTCAACGTAATGCGTGTTCAGTTTCCAGATGAAGTTATTGAGGAAATCAATGACCATATTGATGATACCATTATTCCAAATAATGTGGACTACTCGCCTGGCCTTGTTGGTCAAATTCGACAGAGTGAAAAATCCAAACAACTTCACTTTCCTCATGAGGGTGACGAGTATGGGGAGCAGTTGAATACTGTCCTATTAAAACTTGCTCATGAGTATATGGATAGAACCGTAGGACTTCCTTGTGATATTGATATGCAGTCTATGTGGACAGTGCATAGTTATGAGGGCGACTACAATCCTGTACACGATCATGGAACTAGAACTCAAATGGGTTTGTCCTGTATCATGTATCTAAAGGTTCCACCGCAAATATCAGCTCTCGATAATCCATCAGAAGAGTTTGGTGGACTCAACGAATCCTCTGGTGCAGTAGATGGTTTTACCTATCTTACATGGGGAACGAATGGTGTGAGGGATATTAATATGCTCAGACCGATTACTGAGGAATACGTCAAACCAGAAGTGGGTACAATGTTAATGTTCCCAGCATGGTTGCGTCATGGTGTCAATCCGTTCTTTGGTGAAGGTGAACGCAGAACAATGTCTGCAAATATAAATGTTTTACCAAAAGCAAAAGAGATATCTGAAAAGGGTTATAATCAAAACGTAGATGATGAACCAGAAGTGGAAGAGTCTGAATAATGAAACTTGCAGAACTCGCATCAAATAATCAACCCCCGAAACCATCGGGGGAACCAAAGATTGAAGCAAAGATGAAAGTCAAAACTTGGCCTGCATTGCATATGCTGTCCGTTGATTTTCCAAAAGCATTTGTTGATGAGTTAAACACTTTTATAGATGAAGTGATTATTCCCTCTGATAAAGATTATAGTCACAGTCTGGTTGGACAAGTTCGACAGGATGAGAAATCTAAACAACTAATGTTTCCAATGGACGAGCATGAGTTTGCAGTTGAGTTTAAAAAGATATTAGACAGTTGTGCAACTAATTATATACAACAAGCATACAAAAAACAATCTCATGCTGAAACGTATGATGCATGGACGGTTCATAGTTATGCTGGTGATTATAATCCAAGACACTCTCATGGAGTTGCAACTTCAGCTGGGTTATCTAGTCTTATGTGGTTAAAGGTTCCTGATTCAATTAAAAATATGAAATCGTCTGAAGGAGAGAGTAGTAGTTTGCATCGTGCATCTGGAATAATAGACGGATGGACACAATTTACTTGGGGATTAAATTCTTCTCAAGATCTTTTTAGATTAAAATGTCAATCACAGGAAGCGGTGCATCCAGTAGAAGGAAAATTACTTGTCTGGCCAAACTGGTTAGACCATGAAGTGTTTCCTTTTTTTACTGAAGGTGAACGTAGGACATTTGTTGCGAACTTTAATATTTTTGATTCGATGCAAGAGAAAGAAAAGTATTCAAATGTACTAAAGGAACACAACAAACACAGAAAGGAACTTTCTTCATGAGTAACAGTAAACACATGATTCCCTACAAGTACAACGAGAATAAAGCTCTTCAAGAGTTGAAAGAATATATTGATAAAACTTATGATGAGCATTACAGTCGGAATAAGTTTCAAGCCACAGAGTTCATCATTGACGGTGGACATGGCGAAGGATTTTGTATCGGTAACATACTCAAGTATGCACAGCGATATGGAAAAAAGAATGGCAAGGATCGAAAGGACTTGCTAAAGGTGATACATTATGGTATCATAGCACTTTACATTAATGAAAATGAGGATATACAATGAAACTAAGTGAACACACTACTTCGGTACTGAAGAACTTTGCATCCATAAATCAGAACTTGGTGATTAAGGAAGGCAAAACAATATCAACAATGTCTGCAATGAAAAACATCGTTGCAAAGGCAGAGGTTGATGAGGACTTTCCAAGAGAGATTGCGATATACGACTTGAATGAATTTCTTGCAGCACTGTCTCTGTTCAACAATCCAGTTCTGGATTTTTCTGAAAACTATGTGATGATAACAGAGGAAGGTAAAACAGGGAACTCTCTGAAATACTTTTACTCTGACCCATCGGTTGTTACTACTCCAAGTAGTACGATAACAATGCCTGAGACAGAGGTTAAGTTTTCTTTGGACAGTGGTGACTTGTCTAAGGTTCAACGTGCAGCCAGTGTGATTGGTTCACCTGACTTGGTTCTTGAAAAGAACGGTGTTGGAACTTTCCTTACTGTCAAGGATAAAAAGAATGATACCGCAAACAATTATTCTTTGGACGTAGATGCTGAGGGTAATGGTGAGTATAACTTCTTTTTCAAAGTTGAAAACTTAAAACTATTACCGACTAATTACGATGTGAATGTGTCATCAAAAAATATCAGTCACTTCAAAAGTCAAGCTGGTAACGCAGTCGAATATTGGATAGCCCTTGAACCAGAATCATCGTACTCTGAATAGTTTTGAGGACTTTATATTATGGAAACTTTTTTGTGGGTGGAGAAATACCGCCCGACAACTATTGATGCGTGTATACTACCGAACTCTCTCAAGGAATCTTTTTCTGAGTTTGTAAAAGATAAACACATCCCAAATCTTATTCTGTCTGGTGGGCCAGGCGTAGGTAAGACTACTGTTGCGAAAGCGATGGTAGAAGAAATTGGTGCGACATGGATGATGATAAACGGTTCTGAGGAATCGGGTATCGATGTTCTTAGAACTAAAATCAAAAACTTTGCATCAACTGTTTCACTTGAGGGTGGACGCAAGTACATCATACTTGATGAGGCAGACTATCTAAACCCACAATCAACTCAACCAGCTCTGCGTGGGTTCATGGAAGAGTTTCACAAGAACTGTGGATTTATTCTAACCTGTAACTACAAGAATCGTCTGATTGAACCGCTACACTCTCGATGTAGTGTTGTGGACTTTATCATTCCAAAGAGTGACAAACCAAAACTTGCATCTGATTTTTTTAGTCGTGTACAAACAATACTGAAAGATGAGAATGTAAAGTTCGACCAGAAAGCGGTTGCAGAACTTCTCAATAAATACTTTCCAGATTGGAGAAGAGTATTAAACGAACTTCAAAGGTATTCTGCATCAGGTCAAATCGATGCTGGTATTCTTGTAAATCTATCAGAGGTAAATATCAATGAACTTATGGAGTCACTTAAAAACCAAGAGTTTACAAATGTACGAAAGTGGATTGTCAATAATCTGGACAACGATCCTGTCCGTATTTTTAGGAGGTTCTATGATTCTCTTTATGATCATATTGACAAGTCTACGATTCCTCATGCTGTCGTTATCTTGGCTGAATATTCCTATAAGTCAGCATTTGTTGCAGATCAAGAAATAAATCTTCTTGCGTGTATGACTGAAATTATGGCTCAGGTGAAATTCAAATGACCATTGTAAATACATTATGGGGGTTAGAGGAAATAGAGGACACAAAAGTCTGTAGTGATTGTGGAGAAGTAAAACATATTTTACAATTTGGTTGTAGAGGTCATAAAAAAGATGGAACCTATGAAAGAAAAAATCAATGTAAATCGTGCTTAAAAATTAAAAGTAGAGATGTCAGAAAACATCAAAAAATATTTCCAAAACCAACCGCAGTCTATCGTTGTCCAATATGTAAAATGAATGAGACAGAAATTAAAAATAAATGGAAAGGGTTTCAAGGATTATCATATTCTAGTAAAAATATTTGGAGATGCGACCATATTCATTCAAATGGAAAGTTTAGGGCTTATATATGTGATTACTGTAATGCGATGATAGGTAGGTCTGGAGACTCTGCTGAAATATTAGAAAGTGGTGCTGATTATATAAGGAATCATAATGTATGAATTGAAAGAGTACCTAAACTCTATAAACCATAGAAAGAATAATCTCATGGACGGTGACGATGAAATGTGGGAAAAGAAGTATCCATCGTTCATTGTCAATAAATGTCTCGCACCATTCCCAGATACAATCGGTTTGGTCAATGAGATAAATATCCACCATCATTTAGACAACAAACTACAATTTGACTTTTTACTAAATAGTATTAGACCACGCAAAAGATATACGCCGTGGGCAA